CTGAGCCACGGGGAACGCGGCCCCCAAGGCTGCCCCCAGCCCGGCAGGCTCGCCCAGGCCGGTGCCGACGTCGCGGCCCTCGACGGCTGACGTTAGGGCCGCGGCGCCCCCACCCTCGGTGGCCCCACGGGCAACCTGGGCTAGGGCACGGGTCGGGGCGTGCGCGTTGACGACGGCTGAGGCGCCGCGCCCCAGAGCACCAACCCGGTCAGCCACCCCACCCAGGAGGGCCGCCCGGCTCAAGGTGTCCAGCCCCGCGACCCCGCGGCCCAGCAGCCCCAGGATCGAGGGCCCAGAGGCCACGCTGGCCGCCAGCCCAGCCGCGGGGGCCAGGTAGGGGTGCGCCTGCTCGGTGGCCTGCTGGCCGGCGGCCAGGTCGCTGGACAGCTGGCGGTAGATGGAGCCTGGGCTGGCCTCAGGGCCACCCATCAGACGGTTGACCGCGTAGAGCGGCAAGGTGGCACCCCCGGCGATGGCCTTGTCGGCCAGGCCAAAGGTGGCGGTGTTCAGGCCGTGCCGCAGCAGGTCTGACTCGGGGGTGCCTGGCTCGGCGGTGGAGCCCCCGATGGCCGCGGTGGCTCCACGGAGGGCCCGCGGGATGGGGTCGTTGGGGGAGCCCACCAGCCAGCCGCGGTTGCGGGCCCACCAGGAGGCCTGTGGATCCCGGGCGGCCGCGGCGTCCTGGTGCTGGCGCTCTGCCAGGGCCAGCTCACGGAAGGCTTGACGTGGATCCGCTGGGGGCGCCTGGCCCGCGGCCTCAAGCTCGGCCAGGAGGGCGTTCGGGTCTGGGCTAGCCATCAGCCCCCTCCCTGCTGCAGCTTCCGGATCTTCTCCAGCAGCGCCCGCTCAGCCGGCGACATCTGGTAGCCTGGCTGACTGCGCTTTCCGGCCCCCTGGGTCAGCAGCTGGCGCTCCTCGGGGGTCAGCTGCTCAAACCAGCCGGTGTTGCGCGGCTGGGCGTTGCCCGGGGCCTGCGGGCGCCCCACAAACGAGGGGGCCGTGGGTCCACCAGCCCCGGGGGAGGGGGTCATCACCACCGGGGACCGGGGGGTCGTGGCGGCGTCGCCGGTCAGGATCGGGCCGGGCTCGGGGCTGCGTAGGCGGTAGGCCTTGTCCCACTCGGTGAACGACGGGGGCTTCCGGCCGTGCGCCAGGTAGCTGGCCTCCAGCTCGTTCCAGGCCAGGCCCCGCTCAAAGTTCCACTGCTGGCGGGACAGCAGGTTCTCGCGCAGCTGCGGCGCCTGCCCGAGGTTGCTCTCAATCTCCAGCAGCTTCTGGAAGTCGAAGTTGGTGGGGCGGCCGCCAAACAAGGGCTTGGCCGACATGGCCGCCAGCTGCTTGACCACCGTCGGGTACTCCAGCGTCGCCTGGGCCCGGGGGTCGTCGGGGTTGAAGAACTGTGTGGCCTCAGCCTGGCTCTGCGGGAACCACCGGGCGTTGGTCGGGGGACCGCCCAGCAGGTTGCCCATGCCCCGGTAGTAGACGTTTGGGTTGAGCTCGCGAGCCCGCTTGATCAGCGCGATCGCCTGCGCTGCCCCCTTGTTCTGCTCGTCCAGGGTGGACAGCTGCTTGGCGGTGGCCGGCGGGATGCGGCGGTTGGGCGGGGGCAGGGGGTTGAGGATCGCCTCGTCAGCCTCAGGGGCAGCGGCAACCGCCTGCGGGCCGGGCGGCGTCTCGCGGCGCTCACCACCCGTGGTGGAGACCCCGGGGTCCGGGGTCGCGGGGGTCACGCCAGCGGCCGGACGTGGGGTTGAGCCAGCGCCTGCCGGGGCGGCGGCCCCCGCTGCGCCAGCGCCGGTCCCGGGCCCAAACATGGTGCCGTTGGGCCCGATCATCCGCCACAGCTCAGCCTGCTCCTCCTCGGGGGTGGGATCCCAACCCTGCTCCTTGCGGGCCTTCAGGATGGCCTGGGCCCGGGCGATGATGGGGGCCGGCGGGGTGATCCCGCCCGTCCGCCCGACCTCGGTGCCGTCGGAGGCGGTGGTCACCTGGGACCAGCCGGTGGGTGAGTTGGGGTCTGGGACAACCTGCCGGGTTGAGCCGCGGCCCGCAAAGCGATTGAGCTGACCCGCCAGGGTCAGCCGCTTCATGATGGAGTCGGCCGGCAGGCCTGCCTGCTGGACCCGCAGCTGGTCGATCAGGTTGCCACGCTGCTGCTCAAACTGCAGGGCCCCGCTGGCCTCTGGGGCCGCGGCCTTGAAGCCTTGGCCGAGGGACTCGCCAAAGCTGCCGGCGCGGGTCGGTGACAGCAGCCCCCCAGCCAGGGCCAGGAGGGTGCTGGCCTTGCCCTGCTGGGCCAAGCCCTCAAGCCGCTTGATGGCCTGCTCGATCGCCTGGCCCTTCTCTTGCTGGGAGCGGTCCAGGACACCCCCGATGCCCCGGATGTCGGGGATGAGGGAGGCCGCCGCCTGACGCAAGCCCGGAAACGGTGGGCTCTGCCCGCCCCCCAGGCTGCCCAGCATCCCGAGGGCCCCAAGGGCCCCGGTCCCGGACGTCGAGTCGCCCCAGTCCTCAGTGTCAGCCATGCTGGGCTCCTACCCGAAGAGCCGGCTGATGCCGGCCACACCCGACAGGCTGCCAGCCAGCTGGGCCAACGGGCTGGGCTGAAAGTTGGAGCCGGGGCCCGTCGTGGTCTGGTTGGTGGTCAGCGGGATCTGCTGGCCTGTGAGGATGCTGTTCATGAACTGGGTCTGCTTCTGCGGGTAGTAGGCCTGGTCCTGGAACTGGTTGTAGAGGAAGTCCAGGTTCTGCTGGTTGAGCCCGCGCAGGAGGTCCCCCTGGGTCTGGTTGGCGGCGGCGCCGGCCAGGCCCATGGACTGGCTGAGCTGGCCCAGGGCCCCGGTGGCGTTGGCCAGCCCGGTGGCCTGGGTGGTCGCCTGGTTGCCCAAGGCCCCAAGTTGGGAGCCAGCCTGCAGCTGGGCCCCGGTCAGGTTGCTGCCGACCGCCCCCATGAGCTGGCCGGCATTGAGCTGCTGACCAGCCAGCTGGTTGCCCAGCTGTCCCTGCGCCTGCCCCGCGGCCAGCTGACGGCCCTGTCCAGCCTGGTAGTTCTGCATGGAGTTCTGGAAGCCACTCTGCAGGGTCTGGGCCTGCTGACCCAGGATGGACTCGTTGGCGTCGCGGACGGCGCGGCCCGTGAAGTCGGCGTTGCGCCCGGACCCAAACATGCCGCCGCCGATGAAGGCGTCGTTGACGTGCGGGAGGAGGTTCTCCTGCAGGTTGCGCTCGCCCAGCTGCGCGATGCGGTTCGTCACCTGCTCATTGTAGGGGTTCATGAACTGGTTAAAGTCGCCCTGGTTGAACAGCTGGGCCGACTGGCCCACGTTGTTCAAGCCGGCGTAGGTGGGGGCCTGGCCGATGGTGCCGACGGAGTTGGCGTAGCTCTGGCCGACGTCGGCAAAGCCCTGGGCGGTGTTGGCAGCCTGGTTGGTGAGCGCCTGGCCCTGCTGGTTGGGGGCTTGATAGGCGCCAAAAGCGTCGCCCAGGTTACCGAGGGCCCCTTGGACGTCGCTGACGCCGTTGTAGGCGTTGTTGGTGACCCCCTGCTGGGCTGTGGTGTCCCAGCTGTTCAGGCCGGCAAAGCGTTGGCCCGACCAGGCGGGGTAGTCCATGCCGGCCAGGGCGTTGGCCTTGTTGAGGATCGCGCGTTGATAGTCCGCGAAGTACGCCGGGAGCTGCTGGCTAGAGGTGCTGTTGGTGGTGACCGACGGCGGTGGCGACCCGTTGAACAGGAAGTCCAAAAGGGCCATCAGCCGCGTCCCCCCAGATACCGCTCAACCGGCCTGGCTGGCGGCGGCACCACCTGGCGGCGGCCCTTGTGCCTGGCCACCCGGTGCCGCAGGGCGTCAAGTTGGCGGGCCCCAGCCTCGTTGTTGCCGTCCCCCAGGTCGGAGACGGTGGCCGCGTCGATGACGTACTCGCCGTCGCTCAAGCGGGCCGGCACGGTGTCGGCCTGGCCGCTGTCGGGGCCTGACACGTATCGGGAAGCCCGCAGCGCCCCCAAGCCCCCGTGGACCTGGCCTCCACCGGCCAACCCGGGGATCGGCCCCTCCTGCTTGGTGTAGGTCCCGCCCGGGCGATCAAAGAACAGGATGGGCTGACCGCTCGTCTGGTTCCCCAGGGTGTACCAGGAGGTTGGGTTCATGATCTGGGGTACCGGGGCCCGGCTGAAGGTGTAGTTGGCCGCGGGGGCCGCGTTGGCCGCCTGCTGGTCCTTCTGCGCCTGCGTCAGCTTGGGGGTGGAGGCGGTGGAGCCGCCCCTGCCGCCCATGGTGCCAGCCAGCAGCAGACCCCCGGCCATCAACGGCCAGTTGCGGCTCAGCCAGCTGCCAGATGACCCGGCGGCGTTGGCGGCCGCGCCGGCCGCCTGCGGCACGTAGGAGCCGTTCCGGATTGAGTCCAGTACCCCCTCGGTGGAGGCGGAGAGGCCCCCGGCCCCGGCCGCGGCGGCCGCTGAACCGGTGCCGCCAAACAGGCCCTCAGGCCCGACCCCCAGCAGGCTGCCAATCTCTGGGCCAAAGTAGCCGGCCAGGCCACCGCCCAAGGCCCCCAGGCCCCCATACAGCAGTGGGTTCTTGCCACCCCCCAGGCTTGAGCCCAGCGCCCCCAAGCCGCCGCCCAGGAGGGCACCACCGAGGGCACCGCCAAAGTCGGAGCCAATCCCCAGCAGCCCCCCCAGGCTTTCCCCGATGCCGGGGAACAGGGCTGGCAGGAGGGAACCGCCAACCGCCCCCAGGATCCCACCCAGGTCAAAGGCCTCAGGCAGCCCGGTGACTGGGTTGATGGGGAGCTGGCCCCGCGGGTGCAGGGCATGGAGCGTCTGCAGCTCCCGTGGGGAGACGTGGACAAGCTCGGTGTCGCCGTGCCGACCCTGCTTGGCTAGGGTCGCGGCGTGCTCACGGAGAACGGATAGGGCACCAGTCATGCGTCACCTCATTGACGGGACCGGTGCACGGCAGCGCGCGCAGCCCAGGTTGTGTGGCAGTATACCTCAGTTGGCTAGCAGAGCGAACCTCTTACCCAGGTCGCCCACGCCTGCCAGGTGTCAAAGACCTCGGGCCGCGGCGGGTCGAACGTCCAGAGGTCGCCTTGGTAGTAGATCTCGCCAGCCCAGCTGCGCCACTGCGTCTCGTCGGCTGGGGGAAAGGCCACCAGGCCGCGGCTGCCAAGCCCCTCAACAAGCCGCGAGGCCCAGGTGGTAAAGTCCAGCCCCTCTGGGCTGGGGATGTCACGAGGTTGTGGACCGGCCACCGGTGTCCCTCAGGTGTGCGATGGGGGTGCCCATCAGATAGCTGCCGCCCACCTCGTTCGACTCAACCTTGAACTGCAGGAAGCGGCGGGCGGTCTTCGGGTGGACGGCCTGGGTGGCTTCGTCAAAGGGAAAGGGCCCGGTCTCAACGTTGGGGGCCCGCGCGTTGGCCCGGCCCTCAATGAACAGGTTCAGGGTCCCTGTCTGCACAAAGTCGGGCTCAACCATCTGCACCTGCAGGGCCTTGTTGGACTGCTGGTCGGTGCGGGACAGGTTGCCGGTGGTAAAGTACGAGTAGATGGCGTTCAGGGTGCTCCCGTCAACCTCGTCCAGGCCAGTTTCATGCTGCCACAACCCGTAGCTGGCCGTGGCGGCATCAGGGGTGGCATCCTCAGCCGCCACCATGTAGGGATAACCCAGCACCTGGGCCGCCACCCCAGCGGACCGTCCGTAGGTTGGCAGCTCAGTGTCATACCAGGAGTTGTTGAGCACGTTGAAGATGATGGCCCAGTTGCAGAAGGTGGACTGACCGCGCGGAAAGCAGATCCAAATCTCACCGCGCCGCGGCACCTTGAACATGTAGACCTTCTGGGCGTAGGCACGGTTGAGGTTGTCCCAAAAGAAGTCCTTGTTGAGCAGGTTTGGCCAGTCCCGCACCACCCCGTTGTAGAAGTAGAAGCGGTCGGTCCCCACCCAGTAGAAGGCGCCGTCGTACTCCAGGATGGCCGACGAGGACAGCACCGTGATGTCGTTGCTGATGGTGTCGAAGTTGAAGACGTTGGTGCTGCCGACAAAAGTGGCTCGCACGAGGGCGTTCAGCGACCAGAACAGGCCGGCTGGGGCATTGCCTGGGCCCCCGCGGTAGGGCAGCCCCCGCACCACCTTGCTCTCGCAGATGCGGGCCCCAGCAAAGCCGCCGCCACCGTCCGCCACCGTCAGGTCGTTGGGCTCCCCCGGCACGCTCCACGTGGCGTAGCCGTCGTTGCCATAGTAGAAGGCGTAGGGGTGCAGGATGACCACGCCCCCCGACACCCCAGTCAGGGTGTTGACACCGTCAGACGGGCTGAGCGGCGCAAACTGTGAGGTGTCGTTGTTGGAGGCGTAGTAGAGCGGGGAGTCCTCCGTCTGGGCGATGTCGGCCAGGTTCAGCCCAGGGTGGGCGATGATCAGTGACGCGCTGCCGCTGGGCTGGTAGATCTGGTCAAACTGCCACAGGGTCCTGGCGTCCGCGGTGTAGGCCGCCGGCGTCCGGTCGATGGGCGCCGTGGGGGTGGTCCCCTGCAGACGCACGTAGTCCAAGGCCTCGATGGAGCCCAGGTAGATCCCGGGCCCGGCGGTCTTGTCAGAGGCCAGCATGGTCTGATAGGGACCGTTGGCCAGGGTGACCAGTTTCTGGTAACCGTTCATCTTGCGGGGCTTACCGCGGTCAAACCGGCACCACCGGCCGTCGACGCAGGTAAAGTCGCCCTCGATAAACCCGCCATCCCGCCGGATCCCGGGCGGGATGTTGAGGACCAGCGGCGCGGGAAGCTGTTGGGGTTGCTCGGCCACTAGCTGCCTGACGCCTCCCAGTAGACCGGGGTGCTTGATCGGTTCACGCCGCTGTCTGACACCGAGCGCACCTGAAAGCCGGAGGTCGTCTCGCTATCGTAATAGAGATACGTGTTGGTGTTGGGTGGGGCCCCCAGCAAGGAGAGGTTGGCCCCGATGAAGGTGTTGGGGAAGGCAGTGCCAAAGGTTACGGTCAGGGAGCCAACCCCGTTCGTGGTGCCGGTGCCCCGCTTGACGATGATAGATGAGCCGCCCACGGGCAGTCTGACGTTGGTTGGGGTGCCGGAGGCCCCAGCCGCAATCGCTGTACCTCCCAGGAGGATGGCCCCAAAGGCCCCGGTGCCCGCGGTGGCGCTGATGGCGGTGCCGGTTGAGCTGAAGACCGCGCTGGTCCCCGTGACCACCCCAAAGGCCCCGGTGCCGCTGACGTTGGCCGAGGTTGCCGTCATGGTGGCGGCCGTCACAGCCCCGCTGGCCGTCACGTTGGTGGCGGTCACGGCGCCAAAGGCCCCGGTCCCGGTGACCGTGGCGGCGGCGCCGGTGAGGGCCCCGCTGGCGTTCACGCTGGTGGCACTGACCACCCCAAAGGCCCCGGTGCCAGAGATGCTGGCTGACGTGCCGGTGAACGTGGCAGCGGCGGCTGAGCCGCTAAAGTTGGCGTTGGTGGCGCTGACCGCGCCAAAGGCCCCCAGACCTGAGATGCTGGCTGAGGTGGCGGTCAGGGAGGCTACCGAGACGGGGCCCAGGAAGGCGTAGGTGCCCGTGCCTGTGCCGCCGGTCGTGGGCAGGAACCCGGTGACGGTCGGCAGTGGGAAAGAGCTGGCGCTGGAGACGTGCCCCCTGGCGTTGACAGTGAAGGCTGGCCAGCTGGTGGCGTCACCGTAGGAGCCGGCGGCCACCCCCGAGTTGGCATGGCTGACCGTGCCGGAGCCGGTGATCGGGCCCCCGGTGAGGTCGGTGCCGGTGGCCACGCTGGTCACCGAGCCTGAGCCGCCGGCAAAGGTGAAGGCCAGCGTGGCGTTCACCCCGTTGAGCGTGATGATGGCCCTGGAGCCCTGATCCACCACCACCCCGGTGTCTGAGCCATCCACCCTGAACGTGGTGGTGAAGGCGCCTGAGGTGTTGTTGTAGACGTACCAGACCCCGGTCTGGGCCCCGTAGGTAACGAGGCGGTTGCCGGCGAGGGTGCCCTGGAACTCCTGCAGGGTGAAGGCCAGCTGAGCTGAGGACAGGGTGGTGCTGCCCGTCCCCGCGATGTTGATGAGGCCAGAGGTGACCGACGTGGCGGTGGAGGTGGCCGGCCGCCCAACCGTCCGCCAGGTGGACCCCGTCGTGTCCAGCAGGACAAAGCAGGACTCGTTCTGGTTGAGGACGATGGACGTCTGGCCGTCGATGGTCTGCGAGCTGGCTGGATCCAGGGTCAGGGTGCCGGACCCGCTGTTCTTGGCCAGGAAGAAGAACTGGCTGTTGAACGACCCCGTGATGGCGGCCAGGTTGCAGGTGGTGGCCCCGCCGGTGGCCACCAGCAGGGTGGCCCGGTCACTCTCAGTGACGCTGTAGGTGGCCGAGCTGATGTCGCTGATGGGATAGCCCTGGGCCAACAGCCCGGCAAAGTAGACCAGGCCGGCCCCGGTCTGGGAGGCCAGCGATGGGTTGACGCTGCCCGCTCCCAGGGTGAAGGACTGCCAGGTGCCATTGGTTGACCCGTTGTCAGACAGGTAGACATAGACCGCCACCCCAGCCGCCACGGTGACGATCGAGAGGCTGCCATCGTTGACCCGCACCTCAAAGCTGTCGACCCCAACGTTGACAAAGAGGGCCGCGCTGCCTGGGCTGGCCTCGTCGGCTGGAGGAAGCATGATCTGCCAGCCGCTGGTGTCAGGGGTGACGTCCAGGATCGCGGTCAGCTGGGCGCCGTCTCCAGCCTCCTCGGTGGGCCACAGGAGGGTGGTGTCCTCCACCAGGGCCAGGGCTGAGTAGGAGCGGCCACTCGGCAGGATGACCTGCGAGCCGCTGAAGACGCTGGTGTAGCCGCTCATGCGTTCCTCCGCAGGTTGCTGCCGTCGCCGATCTTGGTCACCTCCTCGACGGTAAGGGCCTGCTTGGCCCCCTCATAAAGCTTGGCCCAGGTCATGACCCGCTCGTCGTTCTTGAGCCAGGTCTCAGCCTGCACCAGGCACTGGTAGAGCAGCAGGTTGGGAACGTACTGCGTGGCCCAGTTCGTCTGGTTCTCGGCGCTGAGCAGCGGCGGGATGGCCATGAAGGCCCACTCAAAGGGGTAGGCCTCCCCCGGGGTGGGGGAGACGATGATGTTGCCGTAGTCGTAGTCGGCGTAGTACTTGGGGGTCCCGGTGACCGCCCGGTCGGGCGCCAGCAGCTGCAGGTAGGTGTAGTCTCGCTGGTAAAGCGGGGTGCGGTCGGTGAAGGAGCCGGCGGACCCGTTGGTGAAGGTCAGCGAGATGGTCTCGCGCCACCGGTCTGGCTTGGTGTAGACCGCCTGGCTGGCGACCAGGACCCCGGTGACAACCTCCCGAAAGCCCTGGATCTTCAGGTCCTGGATGATCTGCTTCTCAGCAAGCGTGACCAGACGCGGGCGCTGGGTGATCCAAGCCGCGTCGTCGGCGCTGTTGTCACCGCGCTCCAGGTAGGACGAGAGGTCCTCCAGCAGCGAGTTGTAGGTCATGACGGCTGGACCACTCATACCCCGATGTACTCCCCGTCATCTGTGAGGATGGGTGCGCCGTCGTCGGTGGCCAGCACTCGGTAGGTGGTGTTGGCCACCCCGGTGAGGGGCACGTCGGGACGCGGGAACTCCAGGTTGATCCGCTCAGGCTGCCGAGCCGGCAGCCGCCAGGGGTCGTACTGGTCCACGCAGCCGTAGACGCAGACGCGCAGGCCCGGGAAGTTGGGGTCAGCGCGCAGCTCGCCCAGGAACCGCTTGAACTTGCAGCGGTCACAGATGGCGATCGCGATCCCGGTCCGGCGGCCGCCGTGGAGGTATCTTGGCATTTACACAGCCCCTCCTCTAAAATAGCCATCTTTCCTAAGCCTAGAAATAATATCATCTAAATGAGGAACAAGGTCGTCGTCACTCACTGGAGAATGAAGTCCGAAGTTGTATGGATAATTAGTTGTATGAGACACTCGTCCTTCTTTTAGGAGCCTTAGAAAATTCATCTCAGGTGAAAGACGCTGAGCGACATATTTAGCAGGGTTTGGCACCTCGACATCTAAATAGTCAATAAGTGGTTCTAAAATGTCTTCAACAGCTTTTGGCTTATTTTCAGCGAATAAAGAAAACCTACCCAGCTCCTGTCTCAAAACAGCAGGGGATGAATAGTGGTTTCTTAAGGTCGTCATCGACAGCCGATCGCCAGGGGTGTTTGAAATAGCCCCAATAGACCCGGCTGGTAGGCCATCAGACCAAGCTGGAAAATCTCCACGAGGCTCTAACGAAAACGTAGACGGAGAAACGGAACCGCCACCTGGATGGTTGTGGATGTGAAGCATCGGTTTTCCACTCAGTTCGTAGTTACGATGGTATGGCGGAAAACTAACTTGAGTAGGTAAGTTGTCTGTATGCATCTCCTGCCTATAAAAAGATGGATACTCTTTTCCGAGAAGACTGAATGGGCGAGAGGCCGCCCATTCTACCGCTGGATTAGACTTGACCGCACTATCGTGGGCGGCTAGTAGATCGAGCACGGCTTGTTGACTCGGCGCCTCTCTTCCAAGAGTAGACAGCTCTCGTTCAACAACTTGCGACCTGTTTGCGCCGGTAATTATGCGCAAAAATTGTTTAAGCGCCCCCTCCATTAGCGGGTATACCTGCGTAAATTGGGCTGAATGCGGATGGGCATGTGGTCCTCCTCGGTGCCCATCGCCTGCTTGAGGCCGCTGGCCGCATCGTTGATCAGGAGCTGATACTCGGCGGCCTCCAGCCCGTGCTTGATCCCAGCCTTGGTCAACCGCAACGCCAGGTTGTCGACGACCGGCTCCAGCCACCTTTCCGGGAAGTCCAGGGTGTCGGTCAGACGGCCCACGTCCTGCAGGCGCCGGCGGGCGTAGACGATCATGGAGGTGAAGCTGTCGTTGGGCACCGGCCACAGGGTGATCGTCGGGGCGTCACGCAGGCGCTGGTAGAAGTAGGACAGCGGGTCCCCGGCAAAGGTCTTGTTGGGCATGTTGAGATAGTCGTCGCGGTTCAGGGAGCCCATCTGGATGTCTGACGGGTTCCAGCCAAACAGCAGCTGGTAGCAGCTCAGGGTGCCCACCGTGGCCCGGATGCGCCAGTATTGGTGGGGCGAGTTGTTGGTGACGCTGGCCATGACCCACTCGTTGACCGCGGCGTTGGCCAGGAACGGGGCCAAGGCTGTGGTCCAGGTCGTCGCGTCGTCGCTGAACTCACACGTCAGGGTCAGGGTGGCGCTGGTGGCGGCCGGCAGATAGCCAATCATGCTCAGGGCCACCGGGCTCTCAAAGTCGTAATAGACGTAGCCCAGCGGGGCGGTCTGGGTGAAGGCGTTGGTCAGCAGCCCGTCAAAGGCGTACTCCAGGTTGCCGCCCGCGGAGCTCGTGGCCAGGGTATAGTCATCAGCCCGGTTGACCTTGCGCCGCACCGGGTCACTGACCTTGTCGACCACGTTGGAGGGCAGGGTGTAGGCCGGCACCCCAAGGTACAGCGGCACGATGATGGGCTCTACCGTCCACAGGGGGATCCCGGACCGCACCACCGTCTGCATGAACAGGTAGAGGTCGTCCTTGGCGGTCTGAACCCCCTCCGCGGTGATCGCGGCGGTCGGGATCTTCAGCCGGAGAAAGGCCCGCCGGATAACGTCGTCGACGTTGAGGGTGGTGGCGTAGGTGCCTGAGGTGGCCACGTCAGTCCACCAGGTGCTTCAACCCACCGCTGCTGCGACGGGTCCGCGCGGCCTTGCGGGCAGCCTGCGAGCGCAGCGGGGAGACGTAGGCGTGGCCGGCCCCGGCGGAAACGTTGGGGATGTCGATCAAACCGCCCATGGCCTTGCGCTCGGGCTTCTCCTCCCGACGCAGGGCCTTGGTGACCTCCTGCTTGATCAGGGCTCGGTCCTGCGCGGCATCGTCGTGGCGGGCTGGGCCCCCGCGCACGTAGCCACGCACGTGCTTCAGCCCAGCGCTGCCGCTGTAGCCGTCACGTTGGCTGAAGGTAAAATCCTTGACCCGCTTGGGACCCTTGGCCATGCTGCCTCACCAATAACACGAGGGGTCAGTCCGCCGCTACGTCCATGGGCGACTCAGGTTCAACATACACCCCATCGGCCAATTTTGACATAGGTCTGAGGGCGTCGGTCACCGCCTTGACCACCACGTCGGTGGAGATGGCTGCGGCGCAGACCGACACCCCTTCAGCGTTCACGGGGCACTCGTCACCCCCGAAGTGCAGCTTGTGGCAGGGGAACTGTTCGCACCCCTGGGGCTCCAGGGCCACCGTGTTGCGCCAGTGCTTGGTCAGGTTCTCCTGGCTGGAGTGGCTCAGCAGCACGATCTTGGTGTTGGGCCCGTAGGCACAGGCCCATAGCACCCCAGTCTCGGCCGCCACCAAGATGTCGGCTTTCTGGGCCAGAGCATAGGAGACCCGAACGTCCTGGTCAAGGTCGTGCTTGACCCGCCGCAGGGCCATGATCCCGGCGATCTGTTCAACCTGCTTGAGCACCTGCACGATCAGCTTCTTGTCCCGACTGCCCCCGCCCAGCAGGTGGAACGTGACGCCAGGGAACAGGAGCAGCATCCGAGACAGGGCGATCCCCAGGTAGGGCCAGGTCTTGTGCTCCGTGGAGCCTGAGAGCGCCCACGCCACGTTGACCCCTGGGGGCAGCAGGGCCTGGGCCCGCTCGTCGGCGGTTGGGTGAAAGCTGACATGCCCGGGCTCAAAGGTCAGCCCAGTCACCCGGCTTGTCACCTCCTCATAGTTGTGGTTGGCGATGGCATGCCTGGCCTCCTTGGGCCAGTGGAACCAGCCGTTCTTGGAGCCTGACAGCAGGACCCCCTCGACTGTCTCGTTGAGGAACACCAGCTGCTTGAAGCGCGGGGCAAAGCAGGCCACCATCAGGCCAAAGGAGTCATCACCGTAGCGGTGGCGCTCGAACACCAGGAGGCGGTCGATGTGTGGGTTGTACTGCAGCATCTTGCCCGCGTTCTCCGACACCAGGTAGGTGATGTGGCGCTCTGGATCAGCCTTCTTCAAACGTGACGCGGCGTAGGAGGCCAGCAGGCCGTCCCCAAAGCCCCCGGTGCGGACCACCAGGATGTCGCGTGGCTGCTGCTCCAGCGGCTCGTAGACTGTCTTGTCGGCAAGCTCGACCGGCAGCTTCAGCAGGGCGGCGTACCAGTGGCTTGGCTTGGCTGGGATCTTCTCCACGTCGTCAAGGCAGCGCCAGCCGGTCTTCTTCAGGATGAACTGGCCAAACTGCTGTCGGCTGTAGGTGGCCGTGGCGGCCGAAACCGCCACCACCCCGTTGACCGCCAGCTTGTCCCAGACGTCGTTAAAGATGGCCTCTGGGTCTGGGGCGGTGTACCAGTTTTCACCAAGATAGGCGTGATCCAACTGCCCAGGGGCAAAGTCCTCAACGGTGTGCGGGGCGTAGAAACCTACGCCCCGCAGCCAGGGTAGTGCGAGCGCGTAGCCCGCGTCTAGGTTGGCGGCCACGGGGCCTCCTTAGGCTTGGGTAACCCCGTAGACCGACGAGCCATTGGTCGACGCGGACGGGGCGATCTGCGCGTCGCTAGCCAAGATGGAGACGATCAGGCGTCGGGTGCCGTTGGCGGTGCCCGCGGTGCCTGGGGTGATGGTGCCGCGCACTGGGCCGGTGGCCCCGGTTGCGGGGGAGGTGTTGTCGGCGGTGGTCACCGTCTGGCAGCTGGTCCCGTTGAAGTAGGCCTGCTGGAGGAAACCGCGGTCAGCCAACGCGATCGGCAGGCCAAACACGTCAGCCGTCTGCACGGTGATCGGGTTGGCGGTGCCGCCGGCTGAGACTGAGGCGACCCCACGCACCGGCTTTGAGAACGTCACAGTGCCGTTGGTCGGGCCCGTGGCGGTGGCCGTCAGCAGCTGGCCGTAGTAGTCGTAGCCGGTCAGCGTGAAGGTCGTCGCGGCAAGGGTGGCCGTCGACACGAGGCTGATGCAGCGCTCGCTGTCGAGGATGAACCCAGAGCTCCCGTTCGGCAGCGTGCCGGCGGTGATGCTGGAGCCGTTGGCGGCCAGGGTGATCGCGCCCCCGGCGGTGCCCACGCTGGCGGTGGTCGCCAGGGCGGCCAGCTGTGCCGGCACAAGCTCAAACCCGTAGGCGCGGCCCACGCCGACCACCCCAAACGCCTCGGGCGCCGGGGCGATGTTGGTGGCCTGCCAGGGCCGGCGGACGGGAACTGGGCCCAACGCCAGGTAGTCGGAGAACTGTGTCATGTGTGCTCCTTAGGGGAGCCGCGCCTGGTTACCCAGGCGCGGCTCGCCTGTGCCTGAGGTCAGAGACCAGCGGTGCCGTAAACGGTCCGCGGGTCGGTCCAGCCAACGTCGTAGCGCTCGGTGGACTTGTAGCGCATGGAGTCGGTTTCGAAGTCGCCCTCCATGGCCTTGTCCAGCTTGCGCCGCATCATCAGCTTAAGGCCGTCCTCAACGTTACCGTTCTGGATCCACCACGCGGTCGAGCTCGTCAGGCGGGTCATGACCTTCACGCCGCCGGAGAGCATGTCCTTGCTCTTCACGGGGTTGATGTCGTTGTTCGCCGTCCCGGCGCGCAGCACCGACTTGATCAGCACCTCGCCTTGGAAGACGTTTGACGGGGAGACGATCAGGTGGTCCGGGTTCAAGCGGATCTTCTTCTGGTTGTTGTCAACCGCGGAGTAGATCTGAACCAGGAGGGCCTCGAGGCTGGTCTGCGACAGCGCCGCGGCCGTGGCCAGCTGGTTGCTGAACGTGCCGTTGGCGATCGGATGGGCCGTGCTGATCAGCGACACGCCGTCACCGCCCTGGTAGGAGCTGTTGAAGGCGCGGTTCAGCACGTTGGCCGTCAGCGTCTCCTTGGTCTCCACCATGGACTGCGCCAGGTGCCGCGAGTAGGTCTGGCCGATGGCGATGTGGTCGCCGTCCTCAGCCAGGACCCGCGTGATCGCAAACGCCAGCCCGTACACCTTGTACAGGTAGCGCTTGATGTACAGCGTGCCGCCAGACTGGTAGGTCACCGGCATGCCGTCCGGCAGCTCGGGGGCAGCCCCAAAGCCGTACAGGACGGGCTCCTCGTGGTAGTTGCGGGGGATGCCGGTCTGCTCCTTGAAGATCCCCTTCCACTCGTCGGCCCGCTGGTCGTAGATGCCGTCGAACGCCTCGTTCATGATGGGCTCGACGATTGCACGGAAGTCCGTGCTCCGCATTGGAATGGCCATGGTTCAGCTCCTGCTCACAGCGCCACTTTGTTGGCGACGTACTGGTGCTCAGCGATCTGAACTCGGACGACGGTGTAAGCGTCGCCCCAGGCGTTGTCGATGGCTGGGTCGAGACCAACGATCCGCAGCTGCCCCTGAGCGCCCGACCCGGTCAGCGTCGCGTTCAGCATCGCGGCCGACAGACCGGTGTTGGTGGAGCCAGCGGTGACGCTGGTGAAGTTGCCTTGGTCGCCGATGGCGGCCTGGGTCAGCGAGCCGCTCGCCTGGATGCGGTACTCAATGTTGGGGTCATCCCAGACGTAGGCGGTGGCGGTCCCGGCGTAGGTCTGGCCGGAGCCCCAGTAGGGCGACACGACCGGACGCTGGGTCACGGGGTCAGTGTACTCGACGCCGGCAAACGCCCCGAGAAAGTTGTCGGTGGTTGCGGCGGCAAGCGCAAGGTAGCCCGTCGTCAACATCATGACGGGGGCGCCCTTGTAGATGGCAGTCCCGTAGCCGCTGCTGATCCCGTTGGGGTAGGCCGTTGCGCGAACCTGGCCAGAGGGATGATAGGCGGCGTCGAGACCGAAGGGAGCGGAGGTTGTGCTCACCTGTGGTGTCTCCTGTTTATGGGGTGAAGATTGGCCGGCGCCCGACAAGCTGTCGGATCGCCCGGTTCCCCTCCTCGGCCACCACCCGTCCGCCCTTCTGGGCGATGCCTTGCTGCATCGCGGCCACGGCGTTCTCCAGCTTCTCCTCCTCCTCGAGGGGCGCCTCGTGGTGGCTGATCATCATGTAGCGCTGATACAGCTCGTCACGGATCTTGAAGGCAACCATCTCGTTGATGGAGATATAGCCGGCCATCTCAGCATCCTTGCCGCGCAGGTGCTCAAAGCCAGGGACCTCCTCGGGCGTCACCGGCTCGTAGCCGAGCTGGCGCCGCTGGGGCAGGTTGTCGCGGGGGTTTGAGGTTGTCAGCCAGCAGACGTGATAGCCTGGGATGGGGGGTAGGTTGGGGAGGGAGGTGCGGAACAGCGTGTTGCGGAACATCTCCACCCGGACGTCGTCGCCCAGGCGCAGCGCGCCATCACCCTCTGTTGCCGCACGTTGGTCAGCGGACCGCTGAGCACGCTCAGGTCCACCCAGGTCGTTCTTGACTCGCGGATCACCGGACATCAGCGGGTTCCCTGCATCTGTTTGTCAAACTCACGATAGCGCTGGATCATGCGCTCACGTTTTACGTCGTCGTCCCAGATGCCCGCCTGCTTCATCGCCTCGATGCGGTGCGGCGTCAGCGGGTTGGGGGCGGTCGGGGTTGAGCGGCCAGAGGCACCACCGCCCCGCACGGGGGGCCCGCGGCGGCCTTGGGCGGCCCCCTCAAACCGGTGGGGAAGGGCCTCACGCACGCGGGCGTCGAGCTCCTCCCAATACTCACGGTCCCGCGAGTCCAGGCCCTCGCTGGTCAGCGCCACGTCCAAGCTCGAGACCAAGACTGAGTCGCGGTCCTGGCCGTTGAGGTTGTACCAGGGCTTGTCCTGCATGAACCGCACGGCGTGGCTGACCAGCTCCGGGTCAACGCCGGGGGCCGGCTGGGGGGCCATCTGTTGGCGCTGGGGCGGCGCCTGCTGCCGCTGGACGCTGTCGGCCAGCTGAGCCCGGCGGGCCTCGATGCGGCGGGCCTGCTCAACCGCGGCGTCGCGGTCAGCCAGGGCCTGCGTGGCCAGGGGGCCGTCGCCATTGGCGATGGCGGTCGCGTGCCTGTTCTCGGCCGCCTGAAACTGAGCCCGCACCTGCGCGAACTGGGAGTCCAGCGCCTCCAGGGTGTTGGTGGCGGTGCCCACCATCTGGCCCTGCAGGGCGGTGGTCAGCTGGGCAACGTGCTGCTCCAGCTGTTGGATGCGCTGCTCGGCCCGCAGGCGGGCCTGGCGTTGGATGTCGCGCCGCCGGGTGTGGCGGGATTGGCCCGCCCGGGAGAACCGTTCATCCTGGGTGTCATCGTCGTCGTTTGGGTTTGGCTCGACATCGACGACGCGCTCTCGACGTGGCTCGTCCTGCTCAGCACCCGCCCCAGCACCAGGCTTGGGGGAGGACCCCTGGTCTGAGGCCGTCTTGGCAGGGGCCTGGTTGAAGAGCTTGACGTCCTCGGTCGTGACGGGGACGTCCCCGCCGCCGACGTCGATCTGGTGCTCTAGGGAGTCGCTCACGTGGGCGTCCTCCCCATGACGTAGGCCTTGATCAGGCGCGGGTCGACCCCGGCCTTGACGCGGCCTCGGATCTCGGTGTCCTTGAAGAGGGCAAAGAGTGCCTTCTCATGCTTGCCGTGCTCCACCTCCCAGCGGTCACCACCGTACAGCGGGATGCGCACGTGCTGGCCAGGCTCGCACCAGGCGCCCTCGACCCAGGGGGCCATGGTGGTGCGGTTGCGGAAGGCCAGCGGCCCGGTCGCGATGACCTTGGCAACCTGCTGGTTCCAGTATTCGGTGTCAACCGACTCGTCGGCCAGCAGGATCCCGCCCTCGGTGGCCTTGCGGGGGGTGCGGATCTGCACCAACACGTCACTGCCGGTGGGCTCAAGCAGTGGGTCGACCGTGGGGAAGGGGTCGTAGTCCACCTTGCTTGGGAGCTTGAAGGTGGCCTTCAGCCCCGCCAGGTCTAGGGTGCCGGTGTCTGGTGTCAAGCCTCAGTCCTCCTCACTGCCACGCATCAGCCTCTCGAGCACAGCCTGCGCCCTCGACAGCCCCTGGTAGTACCCGACAAGCCTGGCATACTCAGCGTGCGTTGGCAGCATCGTTCTTAGAGCATCGTGCGCAAGCTTGTCCTGCTCGCGCTTCAACTCTCCCAAGAAGCGTTCTTCCAGCACCCTATGGAGTCCCTCCCACCATGTAAACTGAAAATGTTAGCAGCGCTTGGCGCGACCACCCTTCTTCAGGCCCATGGGCATGCCGCCCGGCATCCCACCAGCGGCGGCCCCGGCCAGGTCGGCGCCGCCTGGCGGCATCTCGGGCGGGGCAGCCACCATGACGACCTTTGGCGCCTTGCGCGGTCCCGCCTTGACCTTGCCGCCCTTCTTCATGCCGGTGATCTTCTCACCCATCGCCATCCGCTTGTGCTGGTTAATCGCCATCGGTTGTGCCTCCTGTGGGCGGGTTGTGTAGTCGAGCGGCGTTGTTCTCACGCGCGATCTGCAGGCGTGTCGCGTTGTCGCGCAGGTTCAGCTGATCCTCCTGCGCCAGGTCAGCCAGGTGCTGCTGCAGCTCCGCGTCGGCCGCCGCCTGGGCTCCCTGGCTGTCTTGTTCCGCTGCAGCCAGCTGCAGGTGACGGTCGGCGGCGGCGCCCGCGGCGTCCAGGATCTGCTGACGCCTGGCCACCGCGTCGGCGGCCTGGTCCCGGCTGATCAGCTGCGCCAGGTTGGCGTGCTCCAACGCGGCGCCCTGCCGAAGCTCCTCGGCCTTCAGCTGGGCGGTGGCCATGTTCCGCTGCTGCTCAGCTTGACCCCGGACCTGCAGGTCCTGGCCACGCAGCTGAAGCTCTTGGCTCTTCTGCTGCAGGGTCCCCTGCGTCTTCTGGCCCTCAAGCTGCAGCCGGGCCATGCCCAACTTCTCGTCGATCTGGTTGCGCTGCATGGCCGCCGCGGCGGCCGGACCACCCTGCATCTGGATCATCTGCTGCATCTGGGCCTGCTGGGCCTGCTGCACCAGCTGTGAGGCCTGCTGGATGATCTGCGGCAGCCCCCGCAGCTCCTGCTGCGCCTTGTTGAACACGATCGGCTGGGCCACGGCCAGCAGCTGGTCAAACCGGCGCAGCAGGCGGGGGTTCTTCTTGTCGATCAGCCGCTCCGCCGGCTGCCCAGCCGCGCGGGACACCAGCTCGTAGGTGTTGGCCACGTACCACATGGTGAGGTGCTCGATCAGGTGCTTGACCATCGCCGGGAACAGCTGCGGTTGGATGGCCGGGTTGGCCCCAAACATGGGATCCTGCATGAACAGCACGTGCGTCTTGAGGTGGGCCAGGTGGTCCTGGTCCGGGAAGGCCAGCACCGGGCGGCCCAGCGAGGCCATCATGTTCTCGTTCACGGCATTCTGGAGCTCAGCCTCCTGCGGCTTAACCAGGAGCTCCTCATAGTTAGGGATCTTCAGCGTCTGCAGGATCCGCTTTTCGACCTCACGGTTGTCGTAAAGACCGAGCTGGGCGGTGGCGGTGGCCCGCTGGGCGACGGCCTGCACCTGGGCGACCCGCTGCTGCTCAGAGAAGATGTCGGGGTCGGACACCGGGGCCACGTCAAGCGGACCCTGGTAGTCAGCCCGGCGGGCCAGACGCTCGCCGGTCTCCATGACGAGGTCCTGCTCGTCCAGGTAGAGCTCGTTGAGCGTGTGGATGGTGTCCAGCAGCATCTCCATGCTGCGGTGGTTGCGGCGGTGGATGGCCTTGAAGACCTTCAGCCCCTGTTCCACCCGCGACAGCTGCGTGCCCACCGGGGTGTTGGCGTTGCTGTCGACGGCCGTGTCGCTGAGCGTGATGCGCACCATCGACTCGACCTGCTCGCTGAGGAAGCCAAGCAGCTGGAACAGGGCGGGGGACGGCTGGTTGAACGGCACGGCCATCGCAAGCTTGCGGATGTCGTCGACGTTCAGCGAGCCCTCGATCTTGTTGACCTCGGTCAGGTTGATGGTGTTGTTTTGACCGGAGAGGTTGGCCCCCTCCAGGGCCAGCAGGGTGGGGGTGGTGTTGACCAGGGCGGAGTCCAGCAGGGCACGCAGGGCGCCCGTGGCCGCCACGTCAAGCGAGGAGACCACGGAGTACAGCGACAGGTCGTAGGCGTCGCGCCACGCCAGGAAGCCAAACTTGATCAGCCAGTTGAGGCGCCTGACCTTCTGGTCGTCCTCCTTCCAGTTGCGGTAGATGCAGCGCACCTTGCCGGTCTCGTCGTCAAACTCCAGGATGTAGGGCCGCACGCCCTCGCCGATCAGGTCGTCGGTGACGCTGGCCCAGACGACCGTCTGCAGGCCGTCCGGGTTGTCAGAGGGCTGTGACCGACCCACCATCCGGTTGATGGCCTGCTCAGACTGGGTCTCGTTGGGCGGGATGCTGGTCGACAGCTCCAGCTCGTCAAGGTAGACGCCCTCCGCCACCCGCGCCGCGACCTCGTCCTTGGTGAGCATCTGCTCCTCAAAGATCCGCGGGGCCGCGTAGAAGTAGGTCGTCTCGTAGGGCACAAAGACGCGCTCAGTGGGCACAAACTGGAAGGCCGGGCGCTTTTGGACGGCGTCCCACCAGACCTTGAGGAACTGACAGCCCCCCATCGGCACCTGGGACTGCAGCTGCTCAAACTCGTCACGGAACTCCGGGGCCTGCTTGGTCAGCTGCCAGTTCATGTGGCGGGCCTTGCGCTCCGCCTTGTCCAGCTTCTCGCCAGTCACCTCACCCAGCACGTGGGTCCGCACCGGGCCATCCGGCGGCAGCAGCTCGGTGACGATCTGGCTGCTGTATTGGATGGAGGCCTTCAGGAAGCCTGGGTGGCTGACCACCGAGCCGCCGTCCATGCCGTCGCCCGCGGCGCCACGCTCGTTGCCCTGGGTCCCCAGCGCCTCCAGGGCCTCCTTCTGGCGCTTGTCGCGGTCCTGGCGGGTCTCCTTGTCGGTCTGGTAGAGGTGCAGATAGCGCACCCCCAGCTCGTGAAGTTCAGCAGCTGACAGGTCCGCGGCCAGGTTGGCGTAGAAGTCGCTCAGCTCCGGCGGCCCCTCGGCCAGCTCCAGCTCACCGCGCAGCTTGCGGTCCATCTCCGACACCTCCTCCTGGGAGGTCATCGTGTCCATGCCGCTGTTGGGCTTTGGCGCGTCGCCTTGATCGTCGTACTCGTCGGCCAGGTCGAACGGTGAGGGCTCTTGGAAGTCGCTCAAGGTGCCTGTATCCCCAAAATGTCCCACAGACTGCC